GGCAATATCGCCGTTGGGCTTATACGAGGCGGCAATGCCATTGATGGCGGGAGTGGGGGTATAGCCAATGAGCTGAGGGCTTCCCCAGCTAGCGCCGTAGTCAGTGCTCTTCAGCTGATAGACCTTGCGGTCGCTCTTAATCCAGAAGATAGAGACCTCAGCCCCCAGGGAGCAGCAGGCGACGGTAACCGCGTTATACTGGTTGGTGTAGACCCACTGGCTGAAATCGGACTGGGGGTCGGGGTTGGGCACCCGCTGGCGATACAGCTTTCTGGAATCAGCGGTGGGCGTTACCCTGACCCTTATCAGGGAACCATCCTCGGGCATGGTCACAGCGTGATAGTAATCATCCTCCGAGCCGGTGTAGAGCCTTGACCAATGCAGGTTAACTACCCCGCAGTGCTTATCGGATGCTTCCACCCTGACATAGGGGGCATAGGTAGCCTCCTGCTGAGCGGCAAGCAACGTCGATGATAGACTTCTCATAGCTTCACCCCCTCTATTACCTTCGTTTGACCCCTGGCTTTAGCCCGGCTAGCAAGGCACCGATGATGACCAGGATTAGACCGGCAGTCCCGTGGTCAGGGAAGGTGAAATGCAATGTGCCGCCAGAGTCAATATAGTGAACAAGGATGAGACCAGCCCCGCCAAGGACCAAGGCGAGCCCCGCCCAGAGCCTCTGAGCCAGCAAGTATAGCAGTATCTCTTTCAACCTAATCATTTTTCTTTAAGCCTTTTGACGGCTCTTTCACCAAAGTATTCCACGATAACCGCCGAGACCAGCCCGGCTAATAGTGCCGGCACCTCCACCCCAGTCAAAATGCAGACGCCGTAGAGGGTAAAGCCGCTGACGACGATAAAGGGTCTGATAAGGCTCTTGATAAGCTGCGCTAAATCCTGCATCTCTTTAACCTCTATACCAGTGCCGCCAGGGTATCGGGTAATGGCTTGCCGGCATGGCGGTAGTGGTCTGCCAGGTGCCTGGCTATCTGGAGTATCTCCTCGGGGCTGGCATCAATCCTACGCCCCCGGTAACCACCCCGGGAGATAGCCGCCACCGCCGCCGGCATCCGCTCCCAGTCAACCGTCTTCTCAATATCAAGCTTCCCCTTCAGGGCTCTGAAGATGGTCTTCTTATGATGGGGCAGCTTCCAGGTATCAGGGTCATCAGGGTCGCCGACGAAAGCAAATGCCTCCTTGGGCAAGCCCTCTTTAGTCTTGAGTAACGCTTCTCTCACTGTCATCATAGCCTCCTTTACTGCTTGTAGAGCTGGCGGATTCTGACCTGATTTCTCCTCCCCAGCCTCTTTAGCTCGCTTCTAAACTGCTTTAGCTTAGCATTGCCCCAGTTGAGGAACTCCCCCGGCGTGTCGGTGCCGCCGAGGCTAACCTTATTGATGGCATAGCTCGCCCAGCCCACAGCGGCGTAGCCCCCGGCGCCGACAGCAATCAGGTCCTCATGCTTGGCGGGGATGGTGGACCCCTGGGCGTCCAGGGTATGGAGCATACCGTAATAGACAATGCAGTTAGAGCCATCGGGGACTTCATCGCCAAAAATGGTCAGGGCATGTCCCCAGAGAGCAAACCTCTGGTAGGCGGGGGGGAATTTGCCTATGGGATACTCCGCCGCCTCCACCATAACCCTATCGGTGAGGGATGATATATCAATCACCCTGGAAGCTGGGGTGGTGGGCAGGGTGGCTTCTGCCGGCAAAGGCACCGCTTCCGAGAACTCCTTTACCGCATGGGCGATGTGCCTGTCCAGCTCGTCATCGCTCCAGCGGTAGTTCGCCGGGTCCTCATCCTTCAGGTCGCGCCTGAGGATATCTCTCATCGTGTTCAGGTCCATAATCTAAAACCTCCTCTCCGGGCTTAACTCGCCCGATGTGGGGGCTTGTCTCCCCCACCAAAGAACTTCGTGCCTTCACCGCCAGCAGATATGCTTCTCCTGACAACGAGGGCATCCACGCCTTGCCCCAGCTCAGCGGCAAACAGCTCCTTGAGCAGCCCAACGAGTTGAGCGGCTTCAACACCATAGCCAGCATCAGGGGAAGCCAGCAAACGGGCAATAATGGCGTCAATACCGGAGCCGCTTTCACTGCCCGTCAAGAGCGCGGTCGGCAGCGGTGCACCCTCCACCCCCGAGCCAACGTCGTAGGAAAACTTGGCTTCAAAGATTACCAGCGAGACATAGGCATCAGCCCCGGAGCCAACCTCAGCTCCCCCCAGCATTGCCTGAGCCTGAGCCACCACGTCTAAGCCAGCGCCAGTCTCGGTTAGACCCAGGATTCTCGCCAGCAAAGCCTCTAAGCCGGTGCCAGCCTCAGCCTCGGTTAACGCCGCTGTTGGCGTTGATGCTTCAGTGCCGGAGCCGGCATCAGACGAGGTCTTAGCCTCTAACTGCTCCAGCGAGGCATAAGCATCTACCCCCGCCCCCGTCTCTGCTTTGGCTAGAACAGCTAGAAGGGAAGTCGGTGTATCAACGCCACTACCCGTCTCAGCTTTGACCAAAGTTGCCGCCGGATTGCCCGAAGCCAAGGCATCGGCACCGGAGCCAGTATCGGATGAGGCCTTTTCAGCTACGCCTGCCTCCCCCCAGTCCTCAAACATAAAGTCAATACTGGCATAGGAAGTCCAGCTTGACCCACCATTAGAGCTGAATTCTCCGTTTCCACCACTGTAGGTAGGAGAACCATAATGCATCCGCCACGCAACCCAATTCTCAGCATCCCCGCCCAGTGCTCTTATCACTATGGCATACTTCGTGCTCGCAGAGAGGTCATAACCAGCGCCAAGGGTTATCTCATACCAAGCGCCGGCAGTATTAGTAGTGAGGGTATTCCCATCAATAGTGCCAACACATAAGTCACCGCCAGTAGGATGCCCGCCACTGGTAGCTCTGATACCAACAGTAACAGTGCCTGGCGAGCCAAGACGGTAGAGCTTTAGCTTGACGCTGGTGATTTTATGGGCTGTGGCTGGGGTAAAGGTCTGGGCACTCCAGTTTATGTTGCCATAGTTTGGGTTATAATTATTGTCACCAGTGTTATAGTATTCATACAAGTTCGGCATCTATCCCCCCAATAGGACAAGGGGGAAAGCTTAAGTCTTCCCCCTCATCCAAAGTCAATAAAGAGCTCGCTAGCTCAAGGTAATACTAACCTCAAGAGTCCAGGTGCCGCCTGACTTTGTCCCCAGAGCGTCAACCTTGCGGTTAAGGCACTTGGCACTAGAGGACTGCTTCACCACCCACTCATTCCAGGTATAGTTGGCATCGCTTTCACCGAAGCTAGCCTTAAAGGTTGCCTTTTGAGAAGTAGAGGTGGGATATCCGGTCTCCATCCCCTTGTAGGTCTTGCTGGCACCCAGAAGGTCAGTCTGGGAAGCATTAGCCGCCGTACTGGAGTTACCAACGCCAATCTGGGCACTGGCGTTATTGAAGTGGTTAGACGAATCGCCGACAATTAAGTCCCACATCTCGTCAATGCCGGTATTTAAGAGGCAGTTACCCTCACCTTCTATAACCTCATAAGGGATGGTATTCCCCAAAAAGGCGAGCCTTTCCTCCGGCGACTGGCAGGCGTTTATATCGCCATCTCTCTTCTCAAGCCGATAACGACATTTCCACTGAGCTACGTCCTTGTTTTCCATTTTTCCTCCCCAAAATTTTAGTCCTGAACGCCGATTAAAGCGGCCGCCTTTATTGAGCTGAACAGAGCCAGCGAGCAGTACCACTTAATTCGGGTCCGTGATGCGTCCTTGGTCTCCAATGAGCCTATCGGCTCCACGGTGAGATGCCCGGGACCAGTTAAGCCGCATAGTGCCCCCTCGCCTATCTGGAAGGCGTAGATGGTGGAGCATTCGCCACCGGTGGTATCCGTCTCCACCCCACCGCTAAGGACATGGGTATCCAGAATCCAGTCATTGACGCCAATGGGAATGCCGTCCCACAACTGGATAAAGTTGCCCCAGTTATCCCTATCGGTCTCAATCATGCCGCCGGCAGCCCTGACCAGGGCGTTAATCTTGCGCCTTGAGCGCCGGCTCATCAGCAGCAGGGCAGGCTTGCCGCCCTTTACGGCATCAATAAGCTCGTCCAGTTTCGCCAGGGTAAGGGTAGCCCCACTGTCCCCCATGGCAATTACCTGGTCAGAGGCGGTGGTGGTATCAATGAGCTTCCTCAGACCGTCAAACTGCTTGTTATCTGAAGCATCGCCGTAGATAAAGGTCTCCTCAAACTTGTCCTTGAGCGCCTTAGCCTTGAGCTCGACCACGGCTGCTTCCAGGTCCTGGATATTACTTCGGGTCGCCTTGAGGAAGTTATCAACATCGGCATCACCACCCATAATCTTCAGGCTTGCCGTTTTCTGCTCAAAGGTTGGGGCTGACTCAGTCCAGGGATCACCAACGTTATAGAAATCTATGCTGGGCAGGGTCTTTTCCTGGTTATAGGTAAGGACATTGCCCACAATCTCAATAAATGGTAGCTGCTGAAGGACGGGGGAGTCCTTGACGATGGTCTCCACCACCCCCTGCAAAAGCATATCGTTTGACAGCTTGGCTGCCTCATCTAATGTTAATGGCATTTTTTATCTCCTTTCTCCTATTGCGTATTGAATTTTTTCCTTGGGGGATAGCGCCGAGAAGTCCAGCGGCGTCCTCAGTGGCGCTCCCGCCGGGATTTTAGCCGCCGCGATTTCAGATTCCAGCTCCCGCCTTACCCGATCAACCAGGACCTGGGCATTAGCCAGAGACTGGTCAATCTCCTCAATGCTGTCCCCGCTCACGAGCTCCTCGGGCACCGCCGGGTTGGCTTTAACCACCAGCGCCCGATA